GCTTGGGGCGTGCGGCGTCGAAGTCTGACATGTCTGGCACAGTTGCCTCCTGTGTGTGCTAGTTGAACAAAGCCTTCCAAGTGATAGGTCCGACAATGCCGTCAACGGTGAGGGCTTGGTCGGTTTGGAAGGCTTTGACAGCTGCGTCGGTCTTCGGGCCGAAGATGCCATCGACGGGGCCGACGTTGTATCCGAGCATCTTGAGCTCACGCTGAATCAGTTTGACTCGGTCCTTGGCTTTCGATCCTTTACGGACTGACTGTCCAGGGTACGGAGGCACCGGTGCCGGCTGAGTGGTCTGTGGCGGACCGGACACGATGCGCTCCGAGATCGGTGACGCCCAAGTCCAAGTGTCGGGTGTGACCTCGATATGCAAGTGATCGTTCTGTGCTCCAGGCGGACGGCCGATCCAGCCGCGGCCTACTTCCCAGTAACGCTTCGCCCAGTAATCGTGAATGCGCTGAATACCGAGGACTTCATGATGCTCGATCAGCCAGGGGATGACGTCTTGCTCGACGCATTCGCGGGATGGTGCGGTCGGGTGGCCGTCGTCACGGCGATAACTCAAGTCTTGAGCTGCACCGAAAGCGTGGGACGACCAGGCGGTGCCGCCGCGGATCGGCCGGCGTCCATAGCAACCGAGGTTCCAGAATCCCCAGCGTTCCTCGAGGTACTTGCGGATCTGGCGCAGGTTTGGCGAGCAGGTGTCGAACGGGTGGCGTGGCGTGTCCCGTTGCCAACTGTGAAACTTCAAGATTTCTTTCCGATGATCGGGGTCACTTCGTCGCCTCGACGCGCGGCGATGCCGTTGCCGACTGCGTAACCGGCGATCATGCCGATCAGACCGGTGCCAGCCTCGTTCGAGATCGAGTCGGTCATCAGCAGAAGCGTGACACATACCAGAGCGACCAGAGCGATCATGGCTTTCGACGGGTTTGCGATGTTCATCTCTGTCCAATCCACAAGCAGAAGACGACGATCACGCTCATCACAATGGCGAGCGCAGCCGTTTTAGCGTCTTCGCTGGTGACAATCATGACGTCGGCGGAAATGGTTCCGCGGCTTGTAAAGCTTCAAGCCATTTCGTCCACTCTGGCTCAGTCATTGGGCGAACATTGTCATCGTGCTGAACATTGACAGAGCCAAGCGGATAAAGCGCGGCTAGTTCTTCGTGTGTGAGTCGTTCAGCCATTGTTGTATCCGTAAACCCTTATCGTGCCGCCGGTGAGTGTGCCGCCGTGCGCAATAGTGAAGTCTGTGTAGGAGGTCGCGCTTGCATGGTACCCAACGGTATAGGCACCCACGCTGCCTGCACTAAAGCCAGAGATCGTTGTGTATTTGGCTAGAAACGGATTCTGAAGGTCGACGTTCACAGTGATGTAGTTCGTCTGCGTCTGGCCGGAGTAAGTCCAGACAGACCCGTTATTGACTGTCAGAATATTAGCCGCGCCCGTGGAATACGTAATGTAGTGATAAGCCTGATAGTAGGAGGTCGTCGATGCTCCCAACTTCAGACTGACCGTCGCGGCGACGCTCGCCACGCCTCCATTCACGGTAATACGGTAGTTCTCGTAGTCGGCAGAAAATGCATTCGACACCGTGACCGACGAAACAGCACTACCGATCGCCTGCGATTTCACCAATGTCAACCCTGGCGTGCTGCCCACGGATAGCCACGAGCTGCCGTCGTAATACTGGGTTTCGTTGGTGTCCTCCAGGTAAGCCATTTGGCCCTCGGCCAACGTCTTCTCACCGGTACCGCCGAACGCGGCATCACGCTCCGTCGAGGACGCGAAGACGGGGATGCCGGTGTTGATGCCGGTGACCTGCGCGGCGGTCAATACCTGGCCGGCGGTGAATGCCGGCACGGATGTTTGGGCGTTGGCTCCCATAGGTGCTCCTTATCCTAGAACATTGAGGGCGTCGAGCACACCATAGACGGGATCGTCCAAGATGAGCTGATAGACGATGGTGGTGGGGCTTGTGTAGAAACGGGCGACATGACCGCCGACATAGTCGATGTAATGTTCCACGCCTTCGACCGCGAGTTCCTGGGCGAGCTGCGTCGTTGACGCGCCATTGATAAACGATTTCTCAATGCTGATGGTGTCGCCGATGTCGATCGTGGCGACGACGTCACGTTGCGCGTCTGACAGCTGTGAGAACGCGACCTCGATCGCGGTGAACGTGGCCTCGGGGTCAGGGTTCAACAGATAGGTCGCCAGTTCTTCGCAGGCGGCGTCGGTGTCGAGTAATGAGGCGCTGATGGCTACTGACTGGATGAAGTATTTGGCTTGGCTGTCGGTGTCTTCCGCAGATCCGAAGTCGTTGGCAAGTGATTGAACAAATGCCAGGTTGACGACTTTGTCGGCCCCGAATGAGATGTCGACGTTGCGGTACGGGTAGTTCGTGCCGTCGTCATTGAAGTTGGCGACAGGCGAGGACAGCGTGTTGCCGATCCGGTTTTCGAATGTCAGGACGCCTTCTCGGTCGATGTACAGTCGGCCGCGTTCGGTTTCGTTGATCAGACTGAGGTAGTCGAGGACGTTTTGTCCGAGCTCAAGGTCGTAGTCGTGTCCGCCGCCGCCGCCGCCGGTATGGCCTCCGAGCTCAACGGTGCCGGTGGCAATGGATCTTGCCGCGCCTGTCGGATAATCGACTTCGGGAAGGTCAAGGATGGTTTCGATTCGAGCACCGGACAGTTCTTTGTCGATGTGGACGTCGTCGGTGACGGTTTGGGCGAGCCGGTAAAAGTCGTCGACACAGTCGACTTCGACGGCGTCGTTGCCGTCAAGGCCGAACTGGTAGTTGTAGTTGACGACGCGGCCGACGAACAGCAGCTCGGATTCGCGGTACAGCCGGACGAGCCGCATCGGGGCGAGTCCTGGCTCATTGTTGGACGGGTCGTAATACGGCGAGTCGCTGGCGAACGGGTTGAACACGCCGCCGGCTGCGGTGTCGTCAAGGATGAAGCTCATGGTGCCGGCCGAGAACTGGTCGTTGATGTCGCGACGGCCGCGGTTGATCTGAATGTTTCGTGCGCCGTCAGTGACGTCTGCGAAGTCGGTGAGTCCGTCAAGAACGAACGTGGTGCCGTCTAGAACGCCGCGTACGGCGTCATCGAGGCGAAACCCTTGTACGGGTGCGCCGGTGTCGATTTCGAGCGTGTAATCGCCCGACTGAACAATCGTCGCGGTCATAACCGAGCGTTTGTTTGTATGCCGGCCGGACCGGATGCTCGGTTGAATCGGCGGATGCTGTCAACGATGACACGACCGGTTTCGGCGGTCGGGTTTAGCGTGGCGACGTTGACGTTGTAAGTGACGTTGCCTTGTCCTGGGCGAATCAGCGTTGAGGATTGAAGGCCGGCAGCTGTTGGGACGGTAGTGCCAACGAAACCTGAGCCTTGAAGGCTGGCTTGAAGATCAGCGAAGCCTGGGATGCCGCCTCCGCCGCCGGCTGGTGCTTCTACTCTCGCGAGGCGTAGCGCGTCGGCGAGTGCGTTGGCTTTGGCGATTGCGGTGTCGAGCTGGCCGGTGTCAACAAGGATTTTGAGTTCCGATTGAACTTCTTGTGGGACGTTGCCCATTTCTTCGATGACGTTGGCTAGTTCTTCGTAGACACGTTTGTTGGCTTCTTGCCATTCGTCGGAGCCTTCGGCGTTGCTGTCTGCGATGCCGCGAAACTCGTCGACGGCGCTGTTGAAGTCGCGGACGGCTTGTTCACGGTCGAGTTGGTCGAGGTAACGCTGGATTTCTGGGTTGAGCGCGAACATGCGCTTGTACAGCTCGTCGGTGGATGCCCAAAGCAAGTCAACACGTTCGGTCAGTTTCTCGGTTGAACCGGAAGCGCGATCGATTTTCTGCTGGTAGTTCTCGGTCGGCCGGATGGCACGCTCAAATTGTTCGCGTGCGTCGCCGACACTGTCGCCCATATCACGAACGCTTTCGTACATGTCGCCGGCTTCCTCGCGGGCCGAATCGGTGGTGCGCTCAAAGTTTTCAATCTCCTCGGATGCCAAACCAAGTTTTTCGGCGAGCCAGCCGACGCCATCGCGGAGCAGATTGAAGAATCCGAGCAGCTTCTCGATTGCTTTGCTGACGATGCCGAACTTCTGCTCGAGATAAACCAGGGCGGCGATCAGGGCCGTGAACACGATCAAGCCGGACGCGACCTGAACGGCGGTGAACGAGGTGGCGAGCGCGTAGTTGACGCCGGTTGTAATCGCAGTAATCGCCGACCACAGTTTCATCGCGATATTGGCGACCACAACGGCTCCGGCCAATGTTCCGATGCCGGCCGCTAATGCCAGCACCAGTTCCGTGTTCTCAGCGATGAAATCGGCCAATGGAACAATGATTTCGACCAGTTTCTCCATAACCGGCAAAAGCGCTAAGCCGATCGATTCGGACGCCTGGCTGAACGCGACTTTCATCTTGTCCGTGCCGTTAGCCGTGGCTTCCGCAGTGCCGCCGACCTGATTCTCGATCTCCTCAAGGATCATGTTCTGCGCTTCGAGCACTTCGCCGGACTCGACGAGGGTGCGGATCTGATCCTGCTGAGCCTCAGTGAACTGGATGCCGGAGCGGCGGAGCGCGGTCAGGCCGGCGATCGGATCGTTGAGGGCTTTGCCGAGCTGCTTCGCGTTATCGGTGACCGATCCGAAGCCGGCGCTAGCCATGTCGAGGGTGAGCTGTGTGGCGCGATCGAATGCGCCTCCGACTTCGTCGGCGCTTGATGCGATGTCCTTGAACGTGAGCAGTAGCGCCTGGGACTCTTTGATGGTGTTTTGGTTGACGCCGGTGAGGCGGGCCTGCTCGTTTGCCAGATCGACGAGGCGGTTTGTGACGACTTGTGTCTGGTCGCCGAACAGCCCCATCGACGTCGCGATCTGCTCGATGCGGGCGTTCGCGGTAGCGGCCTGCTCACCAGCGGCCACCATCTTCGCGCCGGCCACGGCGAGGCCGCCGAGCGCAGCTGTGGCGGGTACGAACGCTTTCTTGAGCGCAAAGCCGACTTTCTGCGACGTTTTCTCGAGCTTGTTGAACTCGCGTTGGGCTTTCTTCAGGCCGGCGTTGTTGAACTCGCTGACGATTGGGATGTTGATCGCCATTAGCGGAGCTCCTTACTGATCGTCTTCATGAGGTCGTCGACGGCTTGTTCGACGTTGGCTTCAAGTGTGTCACGTTTCTCAAGTACGGCGGGCCACAATGCGCGCATCGGGTCACCAAAACGGCTGAGCATTTTGATGAAGCCGGCCGAGTTACCGGAACCGTTGTCGCGGGTTGGGCCGCTTCCGCGCGTCTTTTTGCCGGCGGTGCTAAAGATGACGCCGGCCCCGTTGCTGTTTGTCAAAAACAAGCCAGCAATCTGGTCCTGTCGTGCGCTGGTCTTGATGCGGATTTTGACGCCGCGTTGCGCGGTGGTTTGCTTGTAGCTCAGTCCTCGAGGGAAGTTTGCAGCGTTGCTGACTCGATCGGTTGACGGATACAGCCGGCGAGCAAACGGGATGATGTCCTTGCCGACAGTTTCTTTCATCTGTTTGTCGACTTGACGGCGCAGCTGCGGGTCGATGTAACGCAAAGTGCGCAGTGCTTCGTTCAGCCCATCGACTTCGACTTTTGCGCTAATGCTTGACACGTTGCTGCTTTTTCTGCTCCTCGAAAACATCGACCACGGTGTTGAGGTCTTTGGTCTCGAACTCGATTTCGGGGGGCCACCAGCCGACGGCGACCAGCAGTTCTGCTAGCTGGCGTCGTCTGGTTCCCCTGGGGTAGGGCGGTTATCGCTGCTCACAATCTCCGGTAGGCCATCGACCTTGTTAAGGAAGTCGTCGAACGTCGCAGGGACCACGATCTTGACGCTTTTGGCTGATTCGTAAGCCAAGAACGCGATGTCTTCGGCGCCGATCTGATTTGCCATTTGCGACATCTTGGCCTTGAACTTGCGTTCCCAAGCGACGAGCGCACGAAGCGTGGTGGTGACTTCGTGCGTCTCGCCGTTCAGGGTAAACCGGAGGGTCAGTTGCATGTCGGGGTTCCTTTGTTAGGGGATGAAACTGGGATCAGCTGGTGGCGCGGGTGAGGGCGCCGCCACGGAACACGACGTCCATCGTCGGCAGCTCGCCGACACCGCCGTTGACGGGGGTGACGGACTCGAGGTAGCAGCCGGTGAGCGTGTACTCGGGGTTCGACACGCCAGGCGTCGCGGAGGTCGTCGGGGTGACGACGACGTCGAACGTGGTGCCGGCCAGCGAGTTGAACTTCTCCTCGACCTCGCTGGTGCCGTAGGCGATCATGAGGGTGGCGGAGATCTCGTGGTTGCCGAGTCCCTTGACGAACTTGCGGGCGGTGTCGCCGAACGCGGTCGACTCGAGGGCTTCGTAGCTCTCGGTGACGGTGATGGTGGAAACCTGGTCGCTGAAGTCGACGGAGTCGACGGTCAGGGTGGCCTGGTTGAGAACAACGGTGGTTGCCATTGGGTCAGTTCCTTCTTGTTGCTAGCCGGACGGTTAGATCATAGGCGGGGAGCTGTTGCTCACCGATGAGGGCGATGGACGGCGTGCCGGCGGTCACGGCGATGTCGTCGCTCTCATGAATGGCGTCGACGGCGGTCAAGATCCAGTTCGTCGCGTCTTGGTTGCCTGGCGGCGGCGCGAGGACACGGAGCGTGAACGTCATGTCGGCGATGTTTGTGTTGAATCCGCTGAACGTCGGCATTTCGATAAAGACGGTGAGCGGGCGCGCGTTGCGCGGGTCCGTGACCGGCTTGTAGCCGAGCGCGGTGACAGCGGCTTTGATCTGGGCGATCGCGCTGATGAAGATTCCGGAGGCAGGCATCAGCCCACCTGCGGTCTACCGACGCCGAGGAGCTGCAGAATGCGGCCGTAGGACGCGATCGGCTGTGTGGTTCCCATCGCGTCGAACGAGGCGTAGCCGTCCACGGAGCCGCGTTCACGGTACAGCGTGGCGCCGTACATGACGGTCCCGAGTTTGACGGAGCCGTCTGGGACGGTTGACAGGCTGTCGAAGTAGCCGGCCGATGCTCGACGCCGGTAACACCAGGCGTTCGCCGCTGAAACACAGGTCGCGATGAACGCGGTGTCGTTCGCGGTGGCTGATTCGACGCCGAGCCATTCGGTGATGTCGTCGGCGTCGATCCAGCTGCACGTTGTGGTGTAGGTGACGGTTCCGGTCGCGGTTTCGCGTGCCAGGTCGTCGCCAGCGTCGATGAAGATCGCTTGGTTCGGTTGGTAGACGTCGTAGTCGTAGACGAGGTCGCCTTCGTCGGTGACTTCGATGAGCTCGTACGGTTCGACGTCGATGACGGTGTGGGTGCCGTCGAACGTCGCGTCTGAGGCCGATGAGATGACGATCTCTTGGCCGACCTCGATTTCTGTGTCCTCGAGCACCTGCACCACGGCGTAGTTATCGATCCGCGTTAGGTGCGTAATCGTGTAACTAGCCATGATGCAGGTGTCTCAGGGGGAGGATCAGAAGGTGGCGTCCGGTCCGAGGACTCGGATCATGTTGACGTCGACGACCTCGGCGGCGATGTAACCGCGAACCGTGACCTGAAGGCCGAGGTTCGTGGCGTTCTCGACGCGGAGGAAGCCCTTGTACTGCTCGTACACCTCGACGCCGCGGGTGTTCATGAGCCAGTAGTACTCGTTGGCGTCCTTGTTGCCGATCGCCTGGGTGCCGATCTGGTTCGACACGACGAGCTGCAAGCCGAGCGGGTTGCCGGACCAGCCGGTGACGCCTTCGCGGAGCTCACCGATGCCGGACAGCGGCGAC